ACTGATCAGTTGAACTGTCTTCTAAAATAATTAAACCATCTTCTATTCTATCTTGTTCTAAAAGAAAACCACCGTTGACTACGGCAACTTCACCTGCAAGTCCTGTGCCGTCAGTTGGATTAGTTACACTCAATGCGTCACCCACAGCATAACCTGAACCACCACTCTCAACAATTATTTCTTCTATCTCACCATAACTTACTGAGTCAACTTGAGCACTTAAACCTATACCACCTTTTTGTTGACTAACTGGTACTTGTTCATTGATTGTATAGTATCTACCACCAGATGACACTGATAAGTCGTCAGCAATACTTTCGATATTACATGTGATAGTAACATCAGGATTATCATTTGCAGTACCAGAGAAGGTAGAAAAAGTTTGTTGTAATACTTTACTACCATCCTCATTTATTATATCGTCTTCATCAGTCTCATCTATTATTGCGTGACCTAAACTATTTTGAAATGTGCCTGTAATACTTGCTTTGTTTAAAATGAGTGTTGCAACATCTCTTTGAATACCACCTAAAGTTATAGCATTAACAGTAACACTTTCTACAACAGCAGTTGCTTCATTTACTACCGTGTTACCTGGTATGTTTTCTTGTGTTATTGTTTGACCTGCAAGTTTAGTCATATCACCGCCTGATGGTGAAACTAAAGTTGCCTTCAAAACATTTTGTGTTTGAAAGTTACCGTCACTAACTCTTAACAAATCTACAGTAGGATAATATAGTTCAGGTGTCTCATTAAACAATGCACGGAAAAATATTTCATGACCTTTCTTTGTACCTTTTCTTTTGTACAAAGATAAAATGTTTTTTGTGAGTTGTCTTTTATCTAGACCACTTGTTAAAGTATTTGGTATTGTCTGTAAAAATGTATTTCTGAATTGTAAGAAAAAATCATCTAAGGTATCATTCACATCAGCATACTCAAGGATTTGTGTTATGCTTTCATTAGGGTTTGCCCTATACTTTGATATAACTCCTTGAGCACCTGACGTGCCGCCTGTAATCGTCTCTCCTGTTACAAACTTTGTATTTGCAGATATATATAATTTTAAATTATCCGTGTCTTCAGCAAATATGGTTGCGGTCTCACCAGAGGTTTGACCTGTGATAGTTTCATCTTTACTAAACTCACCTACAGAACCTTCTTCATTTAATATGTAATCATTTTCATTATTACCTTTTTCATCTGTGCCATCTAATGCAAGAAAATTTTCCGTTCCTGTTTCTAAAAGTATTTGGTCACTTGCCGTTACACTTGATAATGTAATTTGAGCAGAATCCATGTAACGATAATACTGTTTGATAAATTCAACCAGTAATGGATTATTGGCTTGTATATGTTCTGGAAATTGCCTACTTACAAGTGGGTTTAAATTTTTTGTAAACTTTGCCATAGATTACGAAGCATAACTTGTTGCTGCTGTGTAACCTATACCTGATGTTGTTTCGTAATCATCAGCAGATACAGTTACGGTTGTATTAGTTTCATCAATCTCTATTATCTGATTTCTTACAGGTATAACATCTACTGAATTTGGTATGACGGTTAATCTAACAGCAGTTGATGTGGCACCATCTACATTTGAAACCTCTGTAATGAATAAAGAGTTTAATGTTACTGTTCCATTTGTGTAATCAATTGTGCCTTGAGTATTATTTGTATATGTTCTAGTTTGACCTACAAGATAATATAATCTTACATTACCATTACCATCATCATCTAAAAAGTATTCATTGGTTGTATCACCATTTATTTTAAAACCAGATGAAACCAATATACCGCCTGCACTCTTATTATGTTCAGCGTGTGGATTAAAAAATGCATTATTATAACTTATTGTGTAAGTTGTCGCACCAGTAGTTGTTGCAGTAAATGATTTATGTATTTTAACAGTTGTAATATTAGACAGTATTGCTGTGTCTACTTTGTTTATCGTTTCAATAAATTTAGAGTGCCTAAACAATCCATCAAACTGTCCAAGATTATCTGTATTAAATTTTGTGATAGCTGAATTTACTAAAGCCTTTATACTATCACTTGTTCTAGTTGTTGACTTAGCGTCAAATTTAACATCAACATTTAATTGTACTGAGGTTGTTTCTGGATCTTCTATGATAGGTGTAATACTTGCTACGTTAAAATCTTTTAGTTGTGTAATAATATCTGTTTTAGTTGCTTCAGTTAAGGTTGCACCTGCAACAGGATTAATAGAAATATAAACACGACCATATACAGGTGTGCTGTTATCTTCACCACCCCATACAGAAACAGACTTTGCATTTGTATAAATTTGTTTTACTTTACTTGCATAATCATTTGTTGTTACTGTTCTATTTTGTGAAGCAAATTGTTTTGGTGCGTTGAAACGAATACTGTCAGGTGTTTCAGGTTGTGCCCCATTGGCAGAATTAGTTGCTGTAGTAATTGTCACATCTGAAAATCCACCAAGGTTACCTGACAAACTAAATGAACTAGCACCATTACTTTCCTCAGCATTTGTTACAATGTAAGATAAGGTAACTATATTACCAGTTGATAAAGCTGCACCAAGAACACCATCACCAAACTTAACTTCATATTGAGAATCCTCAGCACCTTCAAGATAATAAACTTTAGATGATGAGTTAACATCTGCTAAATCAGTTGCAAGAGTATATGTGCTTGATGTGGAATCAGTTGAACTATTTTGTACTGTAACTTTTAAAGTATTGGTATCTGATAAATTATTTTTAATCAAAAATCTTTGGTCAGCATTTGTAGTATCTACGGTATACTTATTGTTAACTAATGTTCCCTCATAAACTTCTAAATTAGAAAAAGTATAAACACCATCAGTAGGTGTAATTGTTGTAGCGTCTTTTACAATGTAGTTGTAAGTTGTTCCATTTACTGAACTTGTAAAAGTTGTACCACGAGCAGCAGTTAGTGTTGATCCAGTTGCATTGTTGACAGTAACATTTAAAAGCGCCACAGGTGATGTTGCACTTCTTGGTGTATACCCAACATGTTTTGCATGTGAGACAATACTGTTTCTTAAATCAGCACTATCTAAAAACATCTCGTTTGCTAAGACGTTGGCATACACAGCATTGTAATGTGTATTGTATGCTAAAACATCTAACAAGGTAGACATGGTTGAACCTTCAAAATCATAATCAGTTAATTGATCTTGTTGTTTCAAAAAAGTTTTAAGATTATTTTTTATTCCTTCAAAATCTAAATCTGTTACTTCTAATCTTTTTGCCATTTTATCTACTTCTTTCTAACATGGTTGTGAGACTTACTAATTCACCAGGCACATTGATTACTCTAAAATCAATTGTTATTTCATAAGAGTTTGTTTCTGGGTTCGGTCTTGCGTCAACAGATACTACTTGTGCTCTAGGTTCAAAGTTAGCTATAACTTCTCCTACCACCCTAGATAATGAATTTGCTGTAATTGGATCTAATGGTTCAAACAAAAGACTTGTTATACCTGAACCTATTTCTGGATGAAAAGGTCTCTCATAGTGATTTGTCAATATGAGATTTTTTACAGATTGTTTTACAGCGTCAACATCTTTTTTAACAATAACATCTTTAGTCGCTGCATTTCTTTCAAAGGATAACGCTATATCTCTATAAAGTCTAGTTGATCTAGAACTTGCGTTAGTTCTAGAAGCGTCTGTATATCCTGATTGTAGTATTGCCATGATAACTATTTATCATGTTATCCCGCATTTACGTTAGAAGAACCTGAGATTGTATGACCACAAGAAGCAGCGTCACCTGATCTAGATACGCCTATACCATTTGCAAATACTGTAGATGACCCACTCACCATAGGTGGCGTAGGACTGTGTGGTGACAACCCATGAGACGCAACCTTATCGCCTATACGAACTATACCAGAACCATTTGCATTTACATTACCACTACCTTCAATCGCAACACCGCCTGCAATGTCAACACCATTTCGTGCAACGCCAGGCATTATCCTTGACCACGACTTCTAGTATGCTGTCTTTTCTTATGTTTATTCTTGGGTCTTGATCTAGGACTATTACCTATACTTGTTCTTTTCTTAGGTCCTCTAGAATAGTTATTGTTTATACTTAAACCTCTAGCCATCTAACAACCTGTATCACTTGCATGTTCACAATTCATACAATCACATGATTGACATGAACCGCCATGACCGCAATGACACCCATGACCACAATGAATACAATCGCCCATTTATTTTTTTCCTTTTTTCTTTGTAGTCTTCTTTTTCTTTTTAACTACCTTCTTTTTCTTTGTTTCTTTTGGTGGTAATACATTTTCACTCTTACCCCAATTCTTCCATAGATTACTAAAAAATCCCATAAAATACTCCATTTCATGTGCGAACAAACCCAGAACAAACTGGATAGGATTGTCGCACCCTAGTTAAGTCATTGAAAAATAACACTTTTAATTTTCAATATATGCCGAATAATCCTTGACTTTCAAGGGGTATCCGTATATGATATATTTATATATGAAAAAAGAAAGGCACATTATGACTATACCTACTAAAAACGAAATGTTTGCTGAGTTTGCAAACTGTGAAAACATTGACGAAAGAATTGAATATATTAAATCAATCCGTGATGTTGATGTGAATAATACTCTTAATATAGAATATAACAATATCATTACCAAGTTGTATTCTGATAAACAATCACAAGAAGTAGAAGAAGACCAAGGGGTTTGGTCTGAATTTGCTGAAGAAGGTTTACTACAATAATTAGAAAGGACTATATTATGACTACTTTAAATGACGTATTAAAATTTATCAAAGAGGAACCTGATTGGGGTCCTAACTACAGCAACATCATTGTTGCTTCACTTAAGGCTCGTAGAAAATCTGACGGTCAAAAAATTAAATCTACTCTTTCAGTAGGTTCTAAAGTTGGCGTTTCTGGTAGAACGCAATACTGGTTAGGTACTGTAACCAAAGTTATGAAAACTAGATGTGCTGTAACTAACAGTAACAATGGTTTATCTTATAGTGTGCCTTTATCAATCATAGATGTAAAGGAGGCTGCATAATGATAATTAAAGTTGGCGATGTTGTTGAAGTGAAACGAGGTTTGGATC